AGAACATGTACCTACAGCTACATTACATCCACCGTATGAATTATTAACCAATGCAAAAGAACCTACTGCAGTGTTATGTGCAGCTGTACTTTCGTTATTAAGATATAAAGCTTGATAACCTAATGAAGTATTGCCTCCCCCTGTAGTGGTGTAGTTCTGAGAAGCATAACCGATAGCAGTGTTATAAACTCCTGTTGTATTGCATATTAAACCGTAAGCTCCAACAGCAGTATTACCTGCGCATTGGTTTTTCATTAAAGCATAAAAACCTATACCTACACTATTGTTAGAAGTGCAATTACATAAACCAGCTGCATAACCCATGTAAACATTATCAGCACCAGTAGAATTACAACACCCAGCATATGCGCCAACAGATACATTTCTAATTCCTGTAGTATTACATCTTAATGCTTCGTTACCAACAGCTACAGCATTGCAACCAGTAGTATTTTTACAGAATGCAAGACGCCCTACTGCAATATTACGCTCACCACATGTATTACTGCATAGAGCATTAGTGCCTATTGCAACATTACAACCAGATATGGTATTTCTCAATGAATTCATTCCAATTGCTATATTACTTTGACTACCTAAATTAGAACATAATGCAGCAAATCCCACTGCAACATTGCAATCTGCATCCGTACCTTTTCTTCCTGCTGAATCACCTATAGCTACATTATAAGTACCGGTAGTATTAGCACATAAAGCTTCGTATCCTATTGCAACAGTACTACTGCCTGTTGTTTGTGCTTGTAAGGAAAATGACCCGATCGCTACATTTTTACCACCTGTGGTTATGTCGAGTCCAGCTTGATAGCCTAAAAGTGTATTATAACAAGCATTTGTAGAACTGAATCCGGCTCCTCTACCTACCGCGGTATTATAGCTTCCGCAACAGTTACAATTAAGAGCATTATCACCAATAGCAACGTTTCTAGTACCTTCAGTATTATAAGATAAAGCTCTACCCATTGCAACATTACAACTACCCGTAGTATTTCTTCTTAACGCTTGAGATCCTACAGCAGCATTATTACTTGCAGTTGTGTTAGCACATAAAGACTCAATACCAAGAGCAGTATTTTGAGTACCAGTTGTATTTTTATGTAAAGCTGCATAACCCGCTGCAGTATTGTAAGTACCATCAGTATTGCAATATAGTGAATTAATACCTATACCAGTGTTATAACAACCTGCTTTATTAAATCTTAATACACTTGAACCTATACCAACATTATTAGGTGCATTATTACAGCAACCAGCGAGATAACCTATAAATACGTTTCTACTACCAGTAAGACCATTATATTGTGTACACATTCCAATAGCAACATTACACTCGCCTGTAGTGTTACCGTGTAAAGCTTGGTTACCAACAGCTACATTATAACGCGCTGTAGTATTACAAAGCATAGATCTTGTACCAAGGGATACATTATAACAACCGGTTGTATTTCCATATAAAGCACCTGAACCAATCGCAACATTACAATGACCACAAGTATTTGATACTAGAGTATTTCTACCCATGGCGGTGTTACATATACCAGTTGTGTTTGCTGGTAAAGCTGCAGCACCTACAGCTGTGTTTAAACAGCCACTTGTATTAGAACATAGTGCATCTAAGCCAACAGCAACGTTGCACCCAGCGCAAAGATTAACTCTTAAAGCATTTTCACCTACAGCAACGTTTTGTGCACCCTCTGTGTTACATAGCATTGCAGACTTACCAATAGCAGTATTAGCGCTACCACTAGTGTTAGCTCCTAATGAACCTTGACCCACTGCAGTACTATTGTTACCGGTGGTGTTATTTTCTAATGAACCGTATCCAACAGCAACGTTTTGATAACCAGTTGTGTTATCAAACATAGCTAAATATCCAATAGCAACGTTAAAGCTTGCACAAGCACTAGATTTTAAAGCGCTATGACCGACAGCTGTATTTCTACACCCTTCAGTGTTACACTTCATCGTTTCAGATCCTATAGCAACGTTATTTGCTCCCGTAGTATTTACAACTGCAGCAAAATCACCTACTGCTACGTTACTATTTGCAGTGGAATTATTACGTAAAGCTTGATTACCAACAGCTGTATTAGCAGACCCTGTATTAGTTGTTAAAGCGCAAAATCCAACTGCAGTATTCAAAGTACCAGATGTATTGTTTGATAAAGCTCCATAACCTACTGCAGTAGAAGAGTCAGCAGTATTATTTAAACCGGCATTCATACCAACAAATGTCACTTGGCATGCTGATGTATCACATCTTCCAGCAGCGTAGCCTATTACAGTATTACATGATCCAGAACAATCGCAGCATAAACTCATAGCACCTAATGTTGTATTATAAGCGCCAGTAGATCTAGTAAGTTGACTGCAATAACCCACCGCTGTATTGTAACTAGAAGTACTTAAATTACACATTGTTCTAGCACCAACAGCAACATTGCCGGTTCCGGAACTTATTCTTCCTCCAGCAAAATAACCTATACCAGTATTATCACCACCGGTTACTGTAGTACAGTAACCCATTAATGCTGATGCACCTACAGCAGTATTTAAACAACCGCACGTCATGCATTGACCTGCATTATTACCTACTGCAACGTTATTATTTGAAGTAGTACAATTTAATGTATTTTGTCCAACAGCTACGTTTTGACAACCGGTTTGGTTTTCATGTAGAGCACACCTACCAATAGCAATATTATTATCAGCAGTAGTATTTTTACATAAGGTTCTATAACCTAAAGCTATGTTACAGTCACCAGTTGTATTGGATTTAAGAGGTTCGCGCCCTATTCCAATATTATAAAATCCTTCAGTGTTACTACAAATAGCAAGATAGCCCATTGCTTCATTATGACCACCACAAGTAGTGTTATATAAAGCGCATGCACCGATCGCGTTATTAGCAAACCCACATGTACTGCAATATAGAGCACCACAACCTATACCAACATTCATACAACCAGTAGTAAGGTTGTTTAATACAAAATGGCCTATACCAACATTACACGCACCGGTGCAATTTTTCCATAAAGTTTGACGACCTAATGCTATATTACCACTCCCGGTAGTATTATCATCTAACGCTTGTCTGCCTATAGCTACATTATAATCGCCGCATGTATTCTCAAACAAAGCTCTATAACCAACACCTATGTTATGTTCACCTTCCGTGTTAGAACATAAAGCAGCATCACCAAAAGCATTGTTATTACAACCAGTAGTGTTACTACAGAGTGCGTATGAACCAAGAGCATTATTTCTACATCCACAAGTATTTGTTCTTAAACTTTCTAAACCAATAGCATTATTATAACAACCGGTAGTATTGGCTTGCGTAGAGTTGCGACCAACTGCTACGTTACTATGACCGGTAGTAGTATTACAAAGTGTTCTATTTCCTAAAGCTGTATTACACCCAGCGGTATTTGAATATAATGCTGCGTATCCTAATGCAGTATTTTCACTAGTATCAACATTACACGCCATTGTATATGTACCTACTGCAATGTTTTGTGATCCAGTAGTATTTTTTATCATTGACTGGTTACCAATTGCAACGTTGTTATTTGCTGAAGTATTACTGCATAAAGCGCCATGGCCAACTGCAACCATTCTACAGCCTTCAGTATTACAATGACCAGCACAAAAACCAACTGCAGTATTGGATGTACCGCAAGTATTGCATTTAAGCCCAGCGTAACCAACAGCAGTATTATAACAAGCAGTATTAGCTAGTAATGTATAAGCTCCTAGCGCAGTATTCTGCGAACCAGATGTGTTATTTTTATTACTATCTCTTCCTACAACTGTATTCTCCTGTCCAGTAGTATTGTTATACATTGAACAAGCGCCAACTGATGTGTTACTATTACAATCTCCACCACAGTACTGAGAGTTTACACCAATAGCTACATTAAGACTACCTCCACATCCAAATCTTCTCGCTGAATTACCTACTAAAGTATTATTACTTCCGATAGTGTTACAACAACCAGTTGCAAAACCTATGAAAGTATTCGAAACCCCTGTAGATGTATTCATACCTGCAGCAAATCCTATAGCAGTACCATACTCACCAGTAGTTACACACCTAAAGGCATTAGTACCTACAGCTGTATGGTAACCAGCAGCGCCATCGAAAGCGCATAATGCTGTATATCCTATAGCAGTATTAGCTAACCCGTTTAAACAAGATCCAGCAAAATAACCTATACCGGTATTTTGACTTCCGGTAATATTATTCATTAATGAACCTTGACCAGCTGCTGTATTGTACTGCCCGCCTGCACCATTACTACCCACATTACCTGTCTTCTGTAATGCATTATAACCAAGCGCTGTATTACTGTTACCGGAAACGTTATGATATAATGCTGACTTACCAACAGCTACATTATAGCAGCCAGTCTTATTTCTAAGCATTGATTGCTGTCCTACAGCTGTGTTTTCTTTACCTGTAGTATTACAGAACATTGAAATATTACCGACTGCAGTATTACAATCAGCTGTAGTATTAGATCTTAACGTCTCTGTACCTACAGCAACGTTTCTATTACCACAAGTGTTACTTAATAATGCATTTAAACCACCGATTGCTGTATTATTACTACCGGTGGTATTATTTAACATTGTCTGAGCACCGATTGACGTGTTATAAAGACCTGTAGTATTAGCTCTGAGAGCTAAATAACCTACCCCTGTATTATAATTAGCATCATTAGCTTGTAATGCTTCAGTTCCTACAGCTGTATTATAACAACAATCTGTATTGGTTTTAAGAGCACATGCACCCAACGCTACATTACAACAACCTGTAGTATTAGCATTCAAAGCACCCTGTCCAACAGATACATTACATTTACCAGAAGTAGTTAGTTGACCTGCATTATTACCTACTGCAACATTATAACAACCAGAAGTTATACATCTACCAGCATACGCGCCTATTGTAGTGTTGTTTAATCCACAAGTTAAATCTTCACCAGCTGAAGTACCAACTTTAGTGTTATTATTATGATCACTACAATAACCAAAAGCAGAACTAATTGAGTTACCTACAGTTAACCTACAACTTGAATCAATACCATATATAAAATCTGTATTTGTAGCAGATAAACCTAATCCTGAACCACTACCACTTGAAGAAGGTCCTTTAATAAATTGATATAAATAACCATCTCTAATAGCAGAACTACAATTTAACCCACATGTGGTACCAGCATTACCTGAATAAAACTCAAATAACGGGCGCGAATAAGCTCCTTGTGAATAAACTCTATAACCATGACAATCACAACATCCATAAGCTGCTTGATAACCTTTAAATGTACCGTATCTACTAATACTACCGGCAGTTCCATCAGTTAATATTGGACCCGTGGTATTAATATAAACATTATCACAGCATATTTGAGATAGGTTTGTTCCGGATCTTTGTTGTAAAGCGGAATTAATTATAGCATGCCCACTACCAACATCTAATTTACGTTCTGGAGATGATTGACTAATACCAACACATCCACTAGAATTAACCGTCAATCTCTCTGATCCATCAGTTACTATCGCAAGTCTATTGGGGCTACTTAAAGCTTTATATCCCCAATAATTACCACCGGCAGTATACAAGTCGTGAAATATAAAACCGTCTTTGTTACCATTTACTCCGGCTAAAAACCCACTATCCTTTGCTTGTATATTACCTGCAACCTCAAGCATTTCAGTTATTGTAGCAGTACCAATTCCAACACAGTTGCTTTGAGCTGAACCTCCTGAATTAACACCAATTAATACGCAATGACCTGCTCCACATGTATTATAAATTCTTAAATCACATCCAGCATGATTAAAACACCAATCATGTCCAGGAAAATCTGCTCTTCCTAATATTAAAGAGCTCTCACTTCCGGTACTTGCAATTAAACCAGACTGACCACCGCTTACATGTAATTTATAAGAAGGGCTAAAAGTACCAAGACCTAATCTACCATCGTTATCGATAACTACATCATCTCCTTCAGCATCTACAAAATGAGCAACTGGCTGTGCACCTTCTTGACGTACAAATAAAGCAGGACCAGTACCGGCATTTACTACAGATAATGCTGATGTAGTAGTAATATTTGTATTGATATAAGTCATGTCTCCATGAACACTTAAATTGCCCATTATAGATGTATCATTAGAAATATAAGCTTCACCATCTACATGAAGTGCAGACAGCGGAGTTGTAGTACCTATACCAACACGACCATTTGAATCAATAATTACTTTTGGATCACATAAACTATCATTAGCATTATCAAACGCAAAATATGTTTGACTAGCAGGAATACCTAACCGCCAAGCAGCTGCTCCCGGTCTTTCAAATTTTTGATTTATAACAGTACTATTAGATAAATGTAAATAGGCATCGACACTATCTTCATTAATACCTAAACAACCACTAGTAGTAAGTCTAGCCTTCTCACTATTTCCAGAGTCTTTAAATATTATACCATCTGTTCCTGCGGCATGAAGCTCTGTTTTACTACTATCACCATAAAGTATTAATTTATTACTTCCGTTATTAACTCTTAATGAGCTAGTCATTCTTATTGTACCTGCTACATCAAGTGTGGTGCTAGGACTAGTTGTACCTATACCAACATTACCCGCAAAATAATTATTACAACAGGAACACGTAGCGCTTAATCCCCCATTAGCACTTAAGTTACCAGCTACAGTTAGTTTCTCTGCAGGTGCTGTAACACCGATACCAACGTTGCCGGAAGTCCTTGGAATTGTTATAACCGGGTTATCATCTGATAATGTTGTATTATTAACATCATGAACTCCAAGTATAAAATTGTTATCAGCACCATCGTATTGAACATAACCACCTAACCAATTTGCACTTCCTTCAATAAGACGAAGCTTTGATCCCTCAGCAGAATTTCCATTACTTTGAATAGCTAATGTTGCAGCACAAGATTGACATATATGAAGTGGATACTGAGGAGAAGATTCACCAATACCAACACAACCGCCATTGTGTGCTAAACAAGTATCACCAGCATCATCTATTTCTAATCTAGCATATTGCGTACCGCCTTCACTTGCAGCTTCTCGAAGTCCAAATCGTCCGCTCGAATCAATCCCTTGCTCCCAGATCTGACCTGTACCTGTTCTAGATAATCTAAATGTTGGTGAACTACTATCAGATACATGTAGTTGCGCATTTGGTACATTTGTACCAATACCTACATCACCTCCAGAATCTATCCGCATACGCTCGCAGTTATTTGTATCGAAGCGTAAATAACCACTCTCTCTGTTTACTATGCCTGCGCTGTTGCTAGACATAAAAATCTCTAAACCATTATCAGAGGTACTTCCTGTATCACAATTAGCTATCTGAAGCAATGCATTAGCACCAGACCCTACAATACTAAGATCTCTTGCAGGTTTATTAGTACCTATACCTACATTACAAGCAAAGAAACTAGGATCCGCACATGCACTTAAGCCGCCTGCAGCGCTTATACCTCCAGTTGATGTTATTCTTAATTCTTTTGCCATTTATAATATTTAATCTATAGATTACATCTTACGAATCATCGCTTTTACTAAATGTGAATCACTACAACCGCTTTCCATTGCTTGAGCTATAACAGCTCCATGTATGGTATCAAGTGATCTCTCACCATGACCTGGTTTGTCTGATGTAGTTATATAATCTCCTATTCTTATCTCTCCAGTAACTAAAACAGGTTCAGCTCCTAAAACTATAGGCTGACAAGCACCATTTTGAGTTACTCCAAATACTTTTCTATCATTTCGTTTTGTTGATTTAACCAAATCTCCATTTTCACCTATAACAACTAGTGTTCCAGTAGGGTACTCAGCTAAACTCGGGTTAGCTGCTTTTTCCTCAAAATAACCACCTGCTATAACACAAGAGAAATAACCATTTCCGCATGCACAAACATGGCCTGTTACACAAACACCAACATTAGTTGTCTCTAGCTTTTTCGAATTATTGTAGTACAGATTAACTGCGCCAGCTCCAGCTGCAGTAATCATATCTTGACCATCTTTATCTTCTATCTGTACAGTGTTACCTGATCCTGGTCTTATATATAAACTACCACATCCTCCTTCAGCAGTTACAAAATTATGTGTACCATTATGATATATACATAAATCAGAACCATCACCAAATGTCGCGCAAATGTTATCGTCCCATTTAGTCTGTCTTTTCATTCTAATAGCACATTGGCTACCATCTATTATAATAAAATCAGACGCAGCACCATTACCATCAGTATCAGCTTGAATAAAGATATCTCTATTTGCTCCCATCTGCCTGATGTATAAATCACCTAGAGGAGCAGCAGTTTGATCTATATAACTATGACATCCAGCATGATATATTTGTAAATCATTACCGGTTCCAAACATTGCTTTAACGCAATCAGAATGCTTTACTGCACATGCTGATTCATCAACTTGAAAATAACCACCGCTAGCAGTACATACAAGTAAATCGCCATTGTCGATAGTAAGAGCATAACCAGGTGTGTTTGTACCTATACCAACTTTACCTGCAAAATAATTATTACAGCTAGAATTTATAGCGCTTAATGATCCAAATACACCTTGACTACTACAACAGCCGCATATATGACCATTTAGATAAGTCGTTGTAGTACTAGCATTACCAATATTAACAGTATTGCTTCCACAGCTACATGTACCGTATCCTATAGCTATTGAATTTATTTCTCCTTGACATCCCTTAACTGAATCACCTATGTATATTCCAGACATAGCACAAGTTAAGGCTGAACACCCATCAGTTTGACATCTAGCTGCATTATGACCTATAGCAACATTATTTGAACTTGCATTACATCTACCAGCAGCATATCCTAGATATGTATTTTGTTGTCCGGCGGCTGTAAGTTCACCAGCATATGGACCGAATAGAGTATTTTGACCCCCTGTAGTAATTGCATACCCAGCACAAAAACCTACCGCAGTATTCCATACAGCAGTAGTATTACAATATAAAGCATTAGTACCAACAGCAGTATTATAGCACCCTTCAGTATTGAATCTTAAAGCCAAACCACCTACTGCAGTATTACAATGCCCGCAAGTATTAGCATATAAACCAGCTTGTCCTAAAGCTGTATTATAATTACCGGTCGCATTTAACAGCATGGCCTCACTACCTACTATTGTATTTGACCCACCTGTGGTGTTACTTACTCCAGCTTTCATTCCAACTGCAGTATTTCTTGTAGAGGTACTATTATTATGTAAAGCGCAGTATCCTACTGCAGTATTACACCCACCAGTATTACATTGCATTGCTTGCGCACCTACTGTCGTATTGAATATAGCTGTACAGTTATTATAATTAGCATAAAATCCAATAGCTACTGTGCCACTAGCTGTAGTATTGTTATAAGCCGCTCCATAACCAACAGCAACATTATTACTTGCATTACAATTACATAATAAAGCAACATTACCAAGAGCAACATTAAATCCTCCTGTTGTATTATTCTTTAATGCACTACCACCTAAAGCTGTATTATAACCACCGGAAGTGTTTGACATCGCCGCACACCTTCCAACAACAACATTTTGTATACCAATATCATTACATTTTAATGAGTCGGTACCGATACCTATATTATTATGAGCATTAGTTGTACAACCTGCTCCATAACCTATCATTATGTTATCACCACCGGTTATATTCGAATATAAAGAGTCAGGACCTAGTGCAATGTTATGGCAACCAGTAGTAGTAGAATACATTGCGTGGCGACCTACAGCTGTGTTACTATTACCACATGTATTGTTTTGCATGGTTTGCTGACCAATAGCAATATTACAGCTACCGGTAGTATTGAGACCTGCATAAAAACCTATACCAACGTTACCATTAGTACACTCTACCTCAAATAAAGCTTGATGACCTAACGCGATATTATAACAACCAGTGCAATTATTACACATTGCATAATAACCTTGAGCTATATTAGATTTACCGGTTGTATTATCTTTTAGTGAATTTTGACCTATAGCAATATTCCAATCACCACTAGTATTAGCATTCAAAGCACAAAAACCTAATGCTGTATTATGCTCACCTTCTGTATTGCTTTTTAAATTTCTAAAACCTATTCCAATATTACTATTACCACAGGTATTACATTTTAAAGTTTCCATACCTATTGCGGTATTATAATGTCCTGTAGTATTAGCATTTAAAGCTTGCTGGCCTAGCGCGGTGTTATTGCATCCACATGTGTAACTCTGACCTGCACACATACCTATACTAATATTACAACCTACTGACTGTGAACCGGATCCTGCGCAAGCTCCGATCGATATACTTGCATTACCAGTTGTTGAACCTCCAGCAGCATTTCCTATAGCAATATTTGTACCTCCTGAAGTTAAAGCAGAATGAGCATTACAACCTATACCAATATTATGATTTCCACATATACCATCACAATTACCACAATTAGCTTTAAAACCAATACCTATATTATTATTACCGGTAGTTAAATTTTGGGCAGCCATTTCCCCTATACCAATATTATTACATGACCCGGCTATATCTCTTATATAGCTTGGAGCCATCATTAATGCTCTACAACCTATCGCGACATTATTAGAACCAGATGTATTATAATACAAACTCTGATGGCCTAAGGCAATATTCTTACTACCATTAATATTGCAGTGTAAAGCCTGGTTTCCTAGAGCATCATTGCAACTCCCTTCTGTATTGTATCTTAAAGCACTGTTGCCTATAGCATTATTATACCCCCCTGTTGTATTACAGTGTAAAGCAATATACCCTATAGCATTATTATAAAGCCCTGTTGTATTGCTGCATAAAGTCTGCGTACCGATAGCATTATTATAACAACCGGTAGTATTACAATACATAGCTCTATAACCAATACTTGCATTATCCCTACCTGATGTACTGTGATATAAACTTTGATAGCCCATAGCAGTATTATAAGAACCGGATACGTTAGAGTATAAAGGTTGACTACCTATAGCAACGTTGCACCCTCCACCGGCATTATAAACCAATGGTTCATAACCAATAGCAACGTTACAATTCCCGGAGCTGCTATAGGGACTAGTAGCCCCGTTGTATGCCTTTCTTCCAATAGCAACATTGCCAGAGCCGGTTGTATTATACAACATAGTACCACAACCTATAGCTATATTATGGTCTACACCATCTGATTTATGTAACGCACATTGACCTAAAGCCACGTTATTGCAACCAGTTGTATTACAGTATAGAGCATTAGCACCAACAGCAGTATTATAACAACCACATGAATTTAATATTAAACTTTGGCAGCCTACAGCAACATTACCACATCCAGCAGTATTAGAGCATAAAGCACAACTACCTACTGCAGTATTACCGGTAGCAGTAGTATTACCACAAAGCGCTGAATGTCCAACAGCAATGTTGCCTGAAGCAGTAGTATTGTTACGAAGAGCAAATTTACCTATACCTACACTGTTACTTCCTGAGCAATTAGCACATAATGCCATCATACCTACAGCGACATTATTACCTCCTGTAGTGTTAGTATTCAAAGCATAACTACCTAACGCTGTATTGCAGTTACCAGTACAAGTATTTCTATTAGCGTAAAATCCTACTGCAGTATTATAATCTCCCTCAGTGACATCTTGGTTAGCATTATAACCAATCCCGGTGTTATAATTACCAGTTGTATTAAAAAATCCTGCATTGTATCCTAAGTTAGCATTAAAGCTTCCAGTAGTATTACAAACAAAACTATTAGCACCTACTGATGTATTTTGTGTACCCTCTGTATTAGCACAACCAGAATTTCTACCTATAGCAGTATTTTGAGTACCTGTAGTATTACATTTTAATGCAAAAGAACCTATAGCTGTATTATTAGTAGAAGTTAAATTAGCAAACAGAGCGCATGTACCTATACCAACGTTAAAGCATCCTGATGTCTGACAACGTGTTGCTAATACACCTATACCTACATTACAGCAACCAGTGGTGTTAGCTACCATTGTTCTTCCACCTATAGCTATATTCATTTTTCCTGTAGTATTACTACATAAAGCAATTCTACCTATAGCAGTGTTTTCTACCCCTGTAGTGTTCTTATTCATTACAAGGTAACCAATTGCGGTATTGCATGATCCTTCTGTATTAGTACATAAAGACGACTTACCTATTCCAACGTTTTCTGTACCTGTAGTAGTTTTAAATAAAGCACGTGTACCTATTCCTATATTATTATTAGCAGTGAGACTGCTACATAACGATTGATGACCTACTGCTATATTATAACTACCAGTTGTATTAAAATATAATGCATTAGAGCCTATACCCGTGTTACAACACCCTTCAGTAGTGCTTACCAAAGCATTATAACCAACAGCTACATTATGACAACCACACGTATTATTTCTTAAAGCAACTCTACCTACAGCTGTATTAAAACTACCTGAACCGTTTAAGCACATCGCACTTCTACCCACAGCAGTATTATCACAACCTGTTGTAGTATTTCTAAGAGCTTCAGTTCCTACCGCAGTATTTTCATCACCAGTTGTAATAGCACACCCTGCTGCACAACCTATTGCAACATTTTGACCCGCGGTATTTGAAAGTAATGCAAGTCGACCTACAGCGGTATTACCAATACCACATGTGGTATTTCTCATTGCTGATCTACCTATCGCAACGTTATCGTTTCCTGTTACCTTGCAGAGTGAACCTTCACCTACTGCAACATTATAACATCCATCATCACCAGTTCTGATAGCGCGGGCACCTACAGCTACATTAGTATGACCAGTAGCATTGCACTCTAAAGCACCACAACCTATCGCTGTATTACATGTTTGTGATTGACTGTTATCTAAAGCATTTGTACCTAAAAATGTATTATTATTTACATCGCTACAATAACCTTTAGAGCTAATACTACCATTAACAGTTAACAAACCGGTAGATTGACAAGCTATACTATTACCAACAGTATCTGAATCAGTAAATACAGGTAAGTAACAAGCAGTTCCGGAACCATCAATACCCGCCGCGGCAGTCTCAAATATATCAGCTAAATCCCGACCAGCTGAAACAAATCCTCTTGTCGTATCAGTTACTGATACGCTTGAACCACTTAATGAACCGGTTGCACTAATATTACCAACAACCGTTAGTTTTTCATTTGGTGAATCTGTACCAATACCTACGTTACCAGCAGACTGAATAACCATTCTCGTTGAATTACCGGTAGTAAAACATAACCCCCCATAAGTTGTTCCACATTTACCTATTCTTGGATCACGTGTTGTTGCCAAGGTGCCTGTTCCAGCTCCCCAATCTCCAAATCGTATTCCAGAACTTGCATCAAAATATAGTTTTTTACCTCCGCCCCATTCCCAAAACTGACAATTGTCTTGAAATTTCCATGCTGCATTGTACGTTGAACCGCTGGTATCGGTCATGTATATGAAAGGATTATTATCTGTTACATACATGTTACCATCAGCGCTTATGTTACCAACAACCGTTAGTTTTTCATTTGGTGCTGTTGTACCAATACCAACATCACCATCATGCGTAAATCTTACTTTTTCAGAAGCTTCAGAAAAGAATCCTAAATCACTATCATCTGTTCCTTGTCTAATACCAGCTATATGAAAATCTGCGTCACCATTCCGCAATTGAATGAAAGCCATTGTGTTAGCGTTTGAACTGGTGTTTTCAATCAGTAGACCCTCACTACCCCATGCGCCTCCACCGCCTCCAGAAAAACTCGTATCAGTATTTGCAAACTCTAAATGAAGTATCTGTGCTGGACCAGTTGTACCAATACCAACATCACTCCCGTTAACTGTTAGCTTTGGATCATTGTTTATATTTAAATTTAAAATTTGACCTGATTTGGAGTTTAAGCCAGTTGCTCCGTTTGCATTCTGTTTAACAACATAAT